ATCCTGCCACCCGACGCCAGTTGTCTTCGTACTCGCCGATGCGGAAGTTGTTGTCCAAGACACCGGGGAACTTGGTCTTGCCGATGTAACCGCCCTTGATGAACTCTTCGCGGAAAACCATCCGCGACGGGTCGACGGCGATGTTTCGGTAGCGCTTGTTGAAGTCAAGCGTTCCCATCGTCGCCTTCTTGGTCATCAGCCAGAGCATCGGCCGTTCTTCCGGCCAAAGCGCCTGTTGTTCTTTCTCGATGAACAACTGGCACTTGCAACGCTGGCAATGGCCTTCGCCCTTGTGCGCGTGCTCTCTTTCACGATGCCCGCAGTCGCAGATCGCAACGATCGCGTCCTCGCGTTGCACCTGGTAGATGTTCTCGCCCTCGCTCTCCCCTGAGGGGATCCTGAGTTCGATCAGGTCGTTATAGAGATCCTCAGGATGGAAAAGCGTTCCGATGACCGTAAGCTGGCCGTGCGGGGACATCGTTTCCGGGCCGAGGTTGAACCACTCCCTGACCTTCTGGCGCTGGTCGGGCGTCGAAGAGTTAACGTCGGTAATGATGTCGTCGCAAATCGTCCAGTCTGTGCGGTAGCCGATCGCAGTACGAGCACCGGATCCGAAGGCGGCGATGCTCGCCGACTTGTCCATCCGCGTTCTCTTGGCGACGTCGATGCGACTCAGAGACCAGGACTTCCGCTCATCATCGGAACGGAAAGGACCGAAGTCCTTGACGAGCTGATCGTTGCCGAGAAGTTCGAACTGAATGGCCCGCATGACGCCGTTGGCGTCGGCATCGTTCTTGAGGATCAGCGCAACGCGGATCTCAGGGTTCTTGCAGACAGCCCAGATCGGCAGGAGCGTCGAGACGAGAGTTGTCTTGCCGTGCGCCGCCGGGTAGAGAATCAGGCCGCGCTTCTCTTGTGTCGCTGTTCGGATGAGCCGAAGATGGAAGTCCTTGAGCTCGTTTATCAGGTGGGGGAAGTAGCGGAGAAGGAAAAGATCGGGATTGTCTAGGAGCGCCTGCTTCCACGCCGGAAGATCACTCACCGAACCCCGACTCTTGAAGCTGCCTCTTGATCGAACTGACAAGTCCGCTATAGCCCGGAATGCCGGTGAGAGGGCGATTGGCGAGGTCGGCGTTTCCCGTACGATGGGCCTGGCGGAATTGTGACTCCGCTCGAGCCTCTGCATTGGCGACGGCAACCTGGCGAGAGAGGGCGCCGTTCAACTGGGCCGCTTCGGTCGCCCGCTTCAGCGCCGCGTTCTCCTCCGACCCCGTTCCGCCGCAGAGGTAACAGGACGCAGCGCGAGCGTCAATCCAATTCTTGCAGTCCATGCAGAGACGCTGCTCGTGGCTCTCAGTCATTCAGTTCCCCCAAGAAGGTGTCGATATCGTGAAGCCGTTGAACGCATTTCTCGCGTTCGGTCTCCAGTAGTTCGCGCTTGCGCTCCCACGGGAGACCGTCCGACTGCACGAGGTCAAGAACATCGGGGTCTGGGGCGACTGGTCCGTCTTCGGGGACATCCCCAGCCCTCATGGCTTTGTTGCCGTCGAGAAAGAGCTTGATTACGAACGTGCCCGGAAGGCTGTCCGGGTCTTGCCTGAACCGTCGCTCTAACTCTTTGCCTGCGAGGTCGACGAGTTCTTCAAAGTCAGCCTGTTCTTCCGACATATCGCTCCCAGGGCTGAATGTTGTGGGCGTACAGCACTTCGTCTATGCGGCGGATGAGAGGGCCGTTGGCACGGCACGCCTCTATGAAGTCACCGTCCGCCTCATAGCGCCGGGACGTCCACCCCACGTTCTGCCCGAACTCCCGGCGGACGATGAAGTTGCCGCTCGTCGAGGAGCCGAGACTGAAGGTGCAATTCGGGTAGGTGCTCCAGCCGCAGTAAACGACGTCCGCGCCGGCCGCTGCGGCGAGCATCTTCGCCAGGTAATCGGACGAATAGGAGTCGTCGTCGTTGAAGAACCCGACCCAATCCCCACGAGCCATCTGAAGACCTTCGGCACGTTTGGCGTGCCCCCAGTCGTTCAGGTTCGGTCGCTGATGAAACCCGCAGCCAGGAGACCCGCTAACGAGGACAATGATCTCGTCGGGAATCCGCGTCTGTCCGTCAAGCATTCCAAGCACGTAGCGCAGACCGTCGGGATTTGCGTGGGACGTGACAACGGCGCTAAAGCTCGGCATAGAAGTAGCGGTGATGGTGGCCTGGATAGCGAACGAAACTGCTTTGGATCTCGTATCCCGCCGCCCTTAGGTCGAACTCGAACTGCTCCACGTCCGCGTACCAGGCGGGAATACCGCCGCCCTCTGCGCCGGGAAGGATGTCGACGAGAAGTCTTGGCGCGATCGAGCGGAAGACGTCGAGGTATGCCTGTCTGTCGCCACGTGAGATGTGCGTAAAGACCGAAAGACAGAGGACGATCCCGGCCGTGAGTCCTTGTAGCGACTCGGGGCCGTCGATCAGTTCCGCTTGCAGACCTGTACTTCTTGCGTACTCGACCTGAGAGGGAGCGATGTCGTATCCGCGATACTCGCCGCAGAGAGCCGAGATGCGCCCGGTTCCACAACCGACATCGATGACGTCGCTGGTCGAAAGGTCTAGCCCGAGACCGTCGACGACTTCCTGAATGTCGGTGACGCCCACAGCATTGACGGCGCCAGTCTTGTAGAAGACGTCCTCTTGGGGGACCGTCCAGAAGTCGCGGTAGCTCAATGCCCGCGTAGTTCTGTGGAGGAAACGCCGGCAGTCCGAGGCAGATAGAGAACACCGACGCCCCATTGGTCTAGCTCGCTCTGGGAGACCCCGATCTGGGATGTGTAGTCCCGCTCGTGCCAGTCAGACCCGACAACCAGAAAGTCGGGACGGATCCAGTCGATCAGCGTCCTGCCGCGATCATCATTCAGCCATGCCCGATGAACGCACTTCAGGCCGGAGACGATTCGCTTCCTTGCGTCTTCGTCGATACGAGGAGAAAGCCCCTTGTACTGCTGAACGAACTCGTCGGAGTTGACGCCTACGTGGAGACGGCCGAGACGAGCGGCGCGTTCGAGGAGCTTGAGGTGGCCGAGATGGAAGAGGTCGAAGGTGCCAATTGTGAGTACACGGCGTCCCAGAGGTGCCAGTTCTCCTGAATCGTGTGCCGCTCCGCTTTCGCACGGGCAGCCGCCCCCATCACACGCCATCTGTCTCCTTCGATCATCGCGTCAAGCGCGTTGAACCAGTCCTTCGGCTTCGCCGCTAGGAATCCATTGACGTCCTCTTCGACCCACTCCCGATAAGGCTCGGTCGGTGATGCGATGCAGGGGATCCCGCAGGCGGCGTACTCCATCCCCTTCAGGTATGACTTGCACTCGTTGAACGTCGTGCGCTCCAACGGGACAAGACCAATGTCGATCTTCGATGTCGGGACCGAGTGTCTCGGGAACACGTCGCCGGGAGCGAACTCGTACTGGTCTTCCGGGATGCCGAGGTATTCACGGAGGTCGTCTTTGCCGACGTTGACGAACGTGCATTCCGGGTGACGCTCGAGCCACGGCCCGATGACGCCACGGAGGATCTCCAGATCCCTGCCACGCCACTGGCGCCAGCCCATCCAACCGATACGGATGCGGCCACGGTCACGCTCGTAGACCGGCTTGATGTCCTTCCACCAGACCCAGTTGAGGAAATTCGGAAGGACGTGGACGCTGGGGTTTCGCTCGCCGTAAAGCTCGGCCAGCTTTGGCGTGGAGACGGTAACGAGGTCGGCGAGCTCTACCGACTCGTTCAAGGCCGCGATCGAGATTTCGTCTTTGCGGCGTTCGAGGATCTTCAGGGCAGGGGCGGCGAAGGGAAGCTCGTCGTACCAGTCGTCCAGTTCGATAACGACCTTCTTGCCGTGAGACTGAAGCCACCGGATGTGACCGGGCCAGAAGTTCTCGAGACGGCGCTGGCAGACATACACGTCAGCGTCAAACCAGGACGGAACGTCTCCTGTCGCATCCGGCACGGGAAGCTGAAGCTCCTTCGTGTCCTTGCGATAGCCTTGCGGCTGAAAGACGATCTCGTGACCGGCCCCCTGGAGGGCTGCGTAGGGATACAACACCCGATACGACCCCACTCCTTCGAGGTCCATCGGCAAGAGGTAAAACTTCACCTCAGTTGGCGCAGAACTTGTAGACGATCGGCTGAATCTTCGTCGGCCTAACGACGAAGTAGAAGACCGGACGGGCGCGCACTAACGGCCCGCCCTACGCTTCTCGGGAGAACCTGTGCGATTGATCGTCCGTGACAAAAGCGTGGTGTCGTCGTTGTACCAAGTCGGATTTCCGGGGGTCGTCGAAGAGAGAGGGCCACGACCCGCGACGCGCTGGAGCGTGCGAGGGTTCGGCTCACTCGCAGAGCGGGCGCTATACGACCCATCGTGATTCGTGATCTTTGCCATCATTCACCTCCTTGCGGCAGCGGCATGGCGGGCGCGGCGTAGTAGTCGACGCCGGATGCCTCGATGTCATGCGTTGCTCCCGCAAGTCCCTCGACGTTTTCACTCTGCGAGATACGGTCCCGGATGACGTGATGTGGCTGCATCGCCACGTCGGTAAGGTCGGTCACGGGATGATGATCCTGCTCTCTTCGCGAATCGTGAGACTCGGCGTCTCGCGGCGCTGAAGTCTCTCGCGCACCTGGAAGTCTTTCGCGGTACGGGCGAAGGCACGCTCCGCGCGGGCTATGCCGTCATCGCTCCTACGGCCGTGCTTGACGGCATAGTGATCGGTGACTTCGCCGATATACCCGTCCAGGTCAAACCCATGATCGTCCGTCACTTGGACTTCTTCTTTCCAAGGACTTTGTTCGCCTTTGCCTTGATCTTCGCGGCCTGAGCGGGAGACATACGACCGGCCTCAACCGCCTGTGTAGCTCTCGCTTTCGCGTTCGCCGCGTGAGACTTGTCCGGGATGGGATAGCTCTTGTTCGGCCCCGCGAACTTCGCCTTCGGGAGAGCCTTCCTCGCCTTCGTCGTCAGCTTCGCCAATGGTTCCTCCGATCATCACGATCCGGCGTGCGAGCCGGTCGACGATTCCTTCGATGGTCTGTTCGTACCGACGCTCCACCTGCGTGGCGACGTCCCGATGGAGCTGGTCGTAGACGTCTTTCAGCATCTCGTCGACCTCGCGGGTGACTAGATGCAGGAGCTCGTGAACAACGATCCAGTTCGCGAAGTCCGCGTCCCAATCGACGTGGTCCTTGGAGAAGTGCATCGTCGCTCGGTCGTACTGGTTGGAGCGCCAAGTGGTCGCGTCGGCGTCCTCGCCCGACGGCTTGTCCCAATCCACCTTCAGGTGCCAGGTTCCGAGACCAAGAGCCTCCTGCCACGCCTCAACGATCTCGTCGATCTGCTCCCTGGTCAAGGAGCCAGCACCTAGTTCACCGCCATCCAGAATCCAATCGCGAGTGAGTTAGAGGGCGTGATTGATGCACCCACGGCGGGCAGATCCGT